CAATTGGGATAGTGCTACACATATTAAGAAACAAGATGTAAATTTCAATAAGAATGAAATATTACATGTTGGTATGGACTTTAACGTTAGTCCATTAGTAGCTATGATTGCCAGAGTTAATGGTAATGAAATAAGCGTTATAGATGAGATTTGTATGCATGGATCAAATACATTTGAAATGGTAGAGGAATTGTTAAACAGATATCCAAATAATAGGTTATGGGTTTATCCAGATGCGTCAGGACAGGCACGCAAAACCAGTTCAAATACAAGTGATCATCACATACTAAGAAACGCAGGCTTTGTGTTAAAAGTTAGAAACATTAATCCGCCTGTAAAAGATAGAATTGCAAGTGTAAATGCAAGTCTAAAAGCAGTAGACGGAACTGTTAAACTTACAGTTGATCCAAAGTGTAAAAACTTGATCAAATGTATAAGTAGTCAAACTTACCGTGAAGGAACACAGATACCAGATAAAAGCAGTGGCTTGGATCATATGGTAGACAGCTGTGGATACCTAGTACATTGGATTAATCCAATAAGAAGAAACAAACCTGAACATGCGGATAAGAGTCCAGCACTGTTTGGACATTATTAAATGGATAAATAATCAGTATAGTATCAACAATTGATCACTGTTGAATAGTACTACCTTTATAAAGGAAATATAATTATGTTAACATTAGAACAACTAGAACAAACCCATCCTAGCTACACACAAGTGGCTGAACAGGCTAATTATCATTACAAATCATACGTGGGTGGTGAATTGTATAAAAGTGGTAGTTACTTAACTCAATACATTGGTGAAAACCAAGGCCCTGGAGATCAATATGGAAAGAGATTAGCATCAACTCCATTAGATAACCATGTGCAAACAACAGTAGACATTTACAGAAGTTTTTTATTTAGAACACTTCCAAAAAGAGATTTAGGATTATTAATTAATAATCCATTAGTAGAACAATGGTTAGAAGACACAGACCAAGAAGGACAAAGCCTAGACAGTTTCTTAAAAACTGCAAATGATTTGGCTATGGTAACAGGCGGTATTTGGATTCTAGTAGACAAACCAAATTACAAAGTAGAAACACAAGCTGAAGCAATTCAATTAGGAATAAGAGCATATGCGGCTATGTATACTCCTCAAAATGTATTAGACTTTTACCATGAGCGTAATCTTGCAGGTAAAATGGAACTTGAATACATTAAAGTAAGAGAATCTGAAAATGATCAATATGTAACTTTTACATGTTGGTACAAAGACAGTGTACACAAATACAAAGTAGCTAAAGATTCAAACACAGGTGAATACCGTAGTATTGATTCATATGAAGAATATGTTAACCCATTGGGTTATATTCCATTTGTATTTCATGCTCCATTAAAAAGCCCAACAAAAGGTGTGGGTTATAGTTTAATTGCAGATGTGGCAAACCAACAAAAGTTTATATACAACTGTATGAGTGAGATAGAGAGTCACATACGCATCAGCTCCCATCCAACACTAGTTAAGCCTACAAGCACAGATGCAGTTGCAGGTGCTGGTAGTATTCTTAACTTAGATGAAAGTGTTGATCCTGGATTAAAACCATATTTGTTACAACCTAGCTTAAACACAACAGACACTATACTACGCAGTATTGAAAACAGTGTACTAGCAATACAACGCATGACACATACAAGTGCAATACAGGCAACAAGAGGAACACCTATGAGTGGAACAGCACTCCAAACAGAAAGACAATTGTTGAATGCTAAGTTAAGTGATATTGCAGACACACTAAAAGAAACAGAATTAATGATGTGGGATATTTGGTTAGATTGGCAAGATTTAACATATCCTGATACATTTAGCATTGATTATCCAGAAACATTTGATATGCGTGATGAAGCAATGGAACTAGACTTCTTAATGAAGGCAAGAAGTGCAGGCGTAAACAATAAGATGTTCCAAGATGAAATCAGCAAACAAGTTGTTGCACTAACAGTAGATGATGATCAAATACAAAGTGAAATCATAGCTGATATGGAAAAAGATGATTTTGAACCGCATGAAATGACAGACCCTATGAGTGGTAAAACAGTTGTTGCAGAAACATATGAACAACACTTGGCGCTTGATGAAATGGGATTCAAGCATGAGGGTGAATAAAGTTGGCTTTCAACACTAAGCAACATGACAAGGTCTTACAACGCACACTTGATGAAATAGATTCAGGTGTTTTTGATAATGCTAAGGCATTAGAAAATGAAATAGCAGAACTGGTAGCATTAGGTTTACCAGCAGAAACGGTAAGACCACAGATCATAACAGCATTCAATAGATATAGTGAGACTGTGAGATCTGTGGCACAACCTTTAACAGATATAAGTCAAGATTACTTAGATCAAAGTGTTTTACCAACAGAACTAGCAGATCAAAGCACAGCCAACACATTATTAATAACAAGTCAAGATACACTAAGCACTACAGTAAACACTATGAGTGAAGATGTAGTAAGCACAGTTGTACTTGCAACAGTGGCAGGATTAACTGTCAACAGTATAGTAAATCAAGTAAGAGGAAGAATTAGCGGAATACAAATGGATACTAATAATCCAAGTATACGCAAACTACAACGTAAACTACGCAAAATGCAATTAACACCAGGAGTAGATGCAAAAGAAATAGCGGCCACAGTAGCGGCTATAAGAGCTGCATTACCAGGTGATGTTAATACAAGTGCTAGTTTAATCACACGGTTAAGAACCGCAGCTGATAGTATTGTAGGCAGTTTTGATGGTGCATTTGCTAAAGCCCGTGCTACCCGTTTGGGTATATCACGCTTTAGATATGAAGGTGGACTAATTGAAACAAGCAGACCGTTTTGTAGAGATATGTTAGGTAGAGAACTAAACATAGATGAAATACAAAGCAAATGGAGTGGTAGTAGCTGGAAAGGCAAAGAGCCTGGAGATCCCTTTGTAGTAAGAGGTGGATACAATTGCAGACACTACTGGGTACCCATTGAATCTGAAGAGGATTAAAAGGATAAATAAAGATATATAAAGTAGATACTTTGTATCCAAACCCTAACTTATAAAGGAATATTGACATGACAATTGATAACAATCATGGTGCAGAGATGCAAACTGAAACTGTAGACACTGGGGATACAGCAACAGGCCAAAATACAGAATCCCAGGTTGAAGCTGAAAGAAAGTTTACACAAGATGAAGTAAATGATCTTATTGGCAAGCGTATTGCCCAAGTTAACAAAAAATATGAACATGTTAACTTAGATGAATACAACGCACTCAAGAGCTTGAAAGAGCAAGTTGAGGAAGAGAAACTGATCAAGAAGGAAGACTTTAATGGTGTTCTCAAGAAGCAGAAAGAAAAATCAGAAGGTGAAATTCACAAACTGAGAACTGAACTTGAAAGCATTAAAATTGATGGAGCATTAATTAATAGTGCTTCCAAAAATAAAAGTATAGCTCCTGAACAAGTAGCTCAATTATTGCGTGGAAATATCAAACTAGACACTGAAGGTAATGTAATAGTTACTGATGCAGAAGGAAAGCAAAGATACACAGATAGTGCAGACCCTATGACAGTTGACCAACTAGTGGAAGATTTCTTAAGCAAGAACCAGTATTTTAAAAGTGCCGGCCCAAGTGGTGTAGGTTCTACGGGTAATACAAACAATGCAGATCAAAAGACATTTGATCTGTCACAACTTGATATGAACAATCCTGAGCACAGAAAAATCTATGCAGAAGCAAAGAAGCAAGGGAAAGTTTAATTTTATATAATATAAAAGGATAAAATATTATGGCAAACGCAAACTACGGGTCAGGTTTAAACCTAGACGCATTAATGGTGCCAGTACAGGCACAAACCGTTTACGCAGCACAAGAGAATTCATTGTACCTACCAGGTTCATTGGTTCCTATGGTAAACGTTCCAGCAGGATCTTCAACAGCACAAGTGGCAGTTATGGGTTCAGTTGCAGCAACATCAATCTCATCTGAATCAGCAGGTGGTTCAGGAAACCCACAAGACTTTGATACAGTCTTACCTTCAGACACTAAGAAAACAATTACACTAGAACTAATTGCAGCACGCACAGTATTGCGTGACTTTGGTGGTGTAGATGTAGAAGACATGTCTAGAATCATGGGTAACGCTATTGCTTCAAAAGTTGATACACTAGTTTCAGCTGAAATGGCTAACCTAACACAACAAGAAATTACTGCATCAAACTTATTACATGAGTTTTATGAGGCAGTAGGTGCAATTAGAGCCGCTGGTGAAACTGGTCCTCTAAATGCAATTATTTCTGCAGCAGCATACCATGAGTTCATGGAACACATTGGTTCAAGTGCATTCTCAAACGCTGAAGTTCAAAACGCAGCTATGAGAACTGGCCAAATTGGTACTATTGCTGGTGTAAACTGTTATGTTTCAAGTTTCTTAAACAGCACTAACACTGGTGTTACAGGAACTAAAGCAGCTGTATTCTCAGCAGACGCATTAAGAGGCGCTACACAAGGTGGTGTTAATGTTGAAGTTGAAAGACGTGCAGCAGCAGTTGGTAATGACATTGTGGCTTCAATTGCATTTGGTATTGAAACACTAGACGCAACACGCGGTATCTTACTAAAAGACGCAGCCTAATTTAGGCATTTAGTTACAGGGCTTCAAGCCCTGTAACATGTTAATACAGGAGAAGGTAAATGGCAAACTTTGCTACAAATACAAATTTAGAAGAATATGCTCCAGAGGTGTTTCAACAAGGAGTTGATGATTGGACAGATGAACTGGCCAAGGCGCAGACAGATGTTACTAACATGATTCAATTCAAATGGTGGAATAAGTTCTATAGCAGAACTGAATTTGATGCTAGCAAGTTAGTTGACGCACAGTGGACTAAAGCTACTGTATATCAAGCCATGTATGCTTATATACTACCTAGACTATCTACATTTAGACCAGAAGGTGATCCTTTCAGAGAACAAATAGAGTTTTACAAAGAACGCTATAATGAAGAATGGGAACTACAATTTGGCGTAGGTATCAAGTATGATTTTGAAGGAGATGGTTCTATTGATCCATCAACTGATGTCAGACAAGTAAGTCAAACAAGGTTGTATAGATAATGGCACGCAGAGAAGATATACTAGTAGAAGTAACTAAGTTACTTAAAGCTCAGCGTAGTGTTAAACTAGGCAAAGTTCAAAGAGATCCTATTGTGATTGAGGAACTTGCCGCAACAGCATTTCCAGCCGTATACATTGAAACCACAGATGAAGAAATAGTTGATATAACAATGACTATGGGTTCAACTGGGTTAGAGCGTAGAGGTGAATTGGAAATTGCGGTGGTGCTAGTAGTTGGTGGAAGAGAAAGAGATACACAGCGTAATATTGCTGTGGAGGCTATTGAAAATACACTAATGACTGACCGTACATTAACTAACACTGTAGAAGATATTAGGCTCTCAAGAGTAGAGACTGTGACAACAGGTGAAAGTGCGCCTTTTGCCAGTTGCAGGATGGTATTCACTATTGAATATTGTTATCAATTAAATAATACATAAGGAAGATATATTATGACATGTTACGCAGGTAAAGACGGTGCTCTCTCTATTGGAGGCACTAACATTGCTATGTTAACTGCATGGACTGTAACACAAACAGCTGAAACGCTAGAGTGTGCATACATGGGTTCAACATGGAAAGATCATAAAGCAGGGTTGCTTTCATGGGAAGGTTCAGCAGATGCTAACTTCACTGATGCAAGTGCAACTGCGGCTATGAATGAAGTTACTGTAGGTTCTGAAGTTGCTGTGGTATTTTACCCAGTAGACGGTGGGAATATGAGCTTCTCAGGCACTGCTATTATTACAAGCATGGACAATAATGCAAGTCTAGGTGATGTTCAAACTGTAAGTATGACACTTACTGGTTCTGGCGCACTAGTTACTGACATTACTAACTAAGCAAGTAAAAATTGTTATTATGGGTCCTATTTGGGCCCATAATATAACAAACAGTTAGTACCCCTATTAAGAGGCTAACACAAGGTGATATTAATCACAACAAACAACAAGGAAGATATACTATGACAAAAGAAACAAAAAGCGTATTAGGTAATGCAACAGCACATTTTAAAAGTGCATTATCAGGAGAATTAAAACATGTTGAGATCCCAGAATGGGATACAACAATCTACTTTAGAACAGCAACATCATTTGCTACTGAAAAGAAAATACTTGACCTTCATTCAAAAGGTGAAACAGTTGAAGCATTAGTTGAAACACTAATAGCAAAATCACTTGATAAAGATGGTAACAGAG